GATGTACCCAGTGAAGAGATTACCCTGCCAGATTATGTGAAGTGGGAAGAAATGCCAGACGGTACGCTCAAGATGGTCGGTAGCACAACGAAACTAACTACTAAGGGCATGAGTATCTATTTTGAACAACTCTATGCTTATGCGGTGACTGAGTTGGACGTGAGGTTTACGAGTAACTTATGAGTAAATTACGAGTAACTTATGAGTAAATTACGAGAAAGCGCACGCGGTCAAGAGTGTTTAGTTAGATTGCCGGGTGTTTGTAATCGCAATCCTGAAACAGTTGTGCTGGCACATTTAGGCGGTGGTGGTATGGCATTGAAGAAACATGACTTACAGGGTGCATTTTGTTGTAGCAGTTGCCATGACGAAGTAGATAGGCGCACTTGGGTATTCGAAAAAGATTATACAGAACTGGCGCACCGTCAGGGTGTTGAGAGAACGCAGAACTATTGGATAGAGAATGGCATGGTAACAACACGATGAAATTACACCTACCTTGGCCTCCAAAAGAACTATCACCCAACGCTCGCGTACATTGGGCGAAGAAAAGCAAAGCAGCAAAAGGTTATCGTTTGCAATGTTGCTTGATGACAAAAGCCGCGAAGGTTGTTGTGCCAGAAACAGAAGGCAGATTACATCTGTGGATAACATTCTATCCACCGGACAAAAGACAAAGGGATGACGACAACATGATAGCGAGTTTTAAAAGTGGTCGTGACGGCATAGCAGATGCGCTTGGGATTAATGATTGTCGATTCATCACGCACCCATTTGTTAGTGATGACATTGGTAATTTTATTAAAGTATCAATAACAGGTGGACAGGATGATTGAGTGGATTATTTTACCCTTCTATTTAACGATGATTTTTATGATGTATGCAATCTATAAGGCTTGGGGAAATGATGATGGATGACATGGATGATCTAAACAACAACTTTCTTTTCAATGAGTGCCGAAAGACATTCAGACGAAACCCAACAGGGGAAGAGGAAGAGCTATTTAAAGCTAAGTTCTGGGAAGTAGTTGTAGAAGAAGGTTTAAGTCTTATCCCAGCTCGTTACAGAGCATTTGCAAAGGTAATCAAATGAAACAGCACTATAAAGACATGCCCATAGAGCCATTCACATTGATGGAAAGGTTGCTAACAGCCGAAGAGTTCATAGGCTTCATTAAGGGGAACTGTATTAAATATTCACTCAGAGCAGGACGTAAAGAGGGCAGTAATGATGATGCCGCTAAGGCACTCGATTATTTAGCGATGCTGGATGATTTTATATGACATGCTGGCCTCTAATGAATTTTCAGCCAATCAACTTATTTAATGCACCAGTACGGGTAGCACATTGTAAACACACGCACTGGGCAACGTATGTGAGCTGGAAAAAACGCACATGTGTAGATTGTGGCTTAGAAAGACCGCTATACGACATTGAAATTCAACATCAGAGGTAAAGGAATGGACATGGAACTGCTTACAGGATTAATCGCAATCTGCATTGGAGTAATAGGCGTGACAATGTGCCTGGTGAAATATGCGCTAATAAAGTTAAATGATTTGTGGGATGACGATGGAACGGAAAATTAGAATATAAACAATATTAATATCTACTTCAACTTTCATTTGGTTTGCCCCTAAACTTTGCAACTCTTGCTTTGCTCAAGCATTTGTTGCAAATTGTTTTCTTAATAAGGCCGGTGAACTCAACCCCGCAGACTAAGCATTTCTTAGTTTCAGTTTTGCGGAGAGAGGCAAGGGCAGCGCCAGGGTTATTCATCCCATTCAATCTCAAGTCCACCAACTTGCGGCACAGATGACCAATTTAAAGCTTTGCAGGCTTCGGTTATCAAAGCACCCTCATTAACATCATCAGGATTTAAGTCTTGATCTTTAAGCTTGTTATAAATCCAGTCTGCTAACTCTTGCCCGTCGCATATATTTGTTGTTGCTATGTTAAATATTTTCATTATCGTATCTCCTCAAGGGTTTCAACATCATAAAGGGTTACCATTTTTTTCCAACGGGACTATGGCCGTCAATATTCAAATAACCGTCAGCAAAAACAACAAAAATATTCAGCTCAGGATTTGCCTTGGACTCTTCTAAAGCCGTTTTTTCTGCCTCTTTGATGCTCAGGTTATTTATTTCCCACTCAATGTTGGCGTTATTGTCAAAAGCTTGCACTGTGTATTTAATCATTTGTTGTATCTCCAAAAGGGTTTCAGTTGTTGAAACCGTGAAGCTATTAAATCACATGTAACGCGAAACGTAAAGCATTATTTAATAAATAAGGTAAATAAATTTAATAGAAAAGTGCTTATATTGCATAGTGCCTGGTGAAATATGCGCTAATAAAGTTAAATGATTTGTGGGATGACGATGGAACGGAAAATTAGAATATAAACAATAGCTTATAGATAATATTTAATGTAAGTTATTAGAAAGTTGATATAAGTGATTGATTTAATATTATATGTAGTATAATGAAGCCAAATTAATACTATTTGTAGTGTTTATGGATAAATTGGTCGATCAATTAAAGCGGCACGAAGGCTACAGGAAACAGGTCTACCTTTGTAGCGGTGGCAAAAAGACGATTGGCTATGGGTACAATCTTGAAGCAAACCCACTCAATTTATCCAGCATAGAAATATCCCAAGCACACACCAAAGGCATTAATGAGGTAGAAGCAGAGAGATTGCTAAAACTCATGATTACTCAATGCCGTCACCAGCTCGAAGTAACCCTCCCATTCTTTTCCAAGCTCGTTACCGTTCGCCAAGACGTATTAATCAATATGGTATTTAACATTGGTCTGGCTGGACTACTTAAATTCAAGAAATCATTATTGCTGATTGACGCCGGTGAATACTCCCAGGCATCTATTGAGCTACTTAATAGCAAGTGGGCAAAAGACGTGAAGGGAAGGGCATTAGAACTATCAACTCAGATGAAGCGTGGTGAGTATGGCGCTTGATCCTTTCACTGCTGGCTTTGACCTGATAAAGACTGGACTAGATAAGCTCTTTCCAGACGCTGACCTTGAGCTAAAGGGAAAACTAGAAGCCGCAGCAAGTGAAATCAACAACAGCTATCAGTTACAGCTATCACAGTTAGAAATCAACAAGGTCGAAGCAGGAAGCACATCAATATTCGTGTCAGGCTGGCGACCAGCAATCGGTTGGGTTTGTGGCGTTTCATTACTCTATGCAGCATTAGTTGAGCCTATCGCACGATTTGTAGCTACCGTCCTGTTTACTTACACGGGCTTGTTCCCGATCATCAACACCGAATTAACCCTGCAAATATTACTAGGTCTCCTTGGCTTGGCTGGTATGCGCTCATTCGAGAAATCAAAAGGCGTAACTAAATGACCGACAGCGCAATATTAATGCCGGTTATCGGTGGACTTATCTCAGTGCTGATTATGATTATCGGTTGGAGTGCTAACCAACTTAACTCAAGACTAACCGATATAAACGAAACGCTAATATCAATCGAGCGTGACATACGCAAAGAACTCAGTGCGATTGAATCTCGGTTATCAGTTGTGGAAAGTAGGATCAAGTAAATGCTAACGTCTAAGCAAGAAGCATTTGCTATTGCTGTTGCTAGTGGAATGACACAGGCTGATGCTTATCGGTCTGCCTACAATGTTAAGCCGGAAACAAAGCCTGAGACAGTGCAAAACAAAGCATATCAAATGATGCAAAAGGGCGAGGTCAGGGCGAGGGTTGATGAACTCAAGAAACCGATCATTGAAGCCGCAGGAATTACGCTAGAGTCACACCTTGCCAGACTCGAACATCTAGGCAAGAAAGCAGAAGATGCTGAGAGTTTCACAGCCGCTATCTCTGCTGAAGTCGCAAGAGGAAAGGTAGCCCAGCTTTACACAGAACGCATAGAACACACAGGCAATTTCTCAATAGGTGTTCGCATCAATGGCAAGTGAAACTATTCATATAGATGCTGACGTGGACATTCCGCAAAAGATGATCCCGTTTATGCAACCTATGCGATATAAAGTAGCTTACGGTGGTAGAGGAAGCGGCAAGAGTTGGACAGTTGCGCGACTACTCATTGTTAAAGCCTTAGAAAAATCAACTCGCATACTCTGCGCCAGAGAGATGCAAAACTCCATTCAAGAATCTGTCCACTACTTGCTAAAGAAGCAGATAGAAGAGATGGGTTTTTCTGATCTGTTCACGATCCAACAAAACCGCATCACTTGTAAGAATGGCAGTGAGTTTGTCTTTGCCGGTATCCGTCAACAATCTATCGTCAATCTAAAATCATTCGAATCGTGTGCTATCTGTTGGGTGGAAGAGGCACAAGTGGTGACCAAGAAATCTTGGGATGCTTTAGTTCCTACCATTCGCTCACCAGGCTCAGAGATTTGGATAACTTTTAATCCTGAGTTAGACACAGATGAAACCTATCAACGGTTTGTACTCGATCAATCAGATGACTCCTTTGTCGTTAATGTCAATTACTCTGATAACCCTTGGTTCCCGGATGAGTTGGACAAAGAACGTATTAGCTGGCTCAAGCGCGATCCCGAAGGTTACAAGACTGTTTGGGGCGGTGAATGTCGTCCTGCGGTTGAAGGTGCTATTTACGCACATGAAATAGCCAGACTGTTACTGGATAAACGGCTTTGCAACGCACCCTACGATCCGATGCTAAAAGTCCATACCGTCTGGGATTTGGGCTGGAATGATTCCATGTCAATCGCTATGGTGCAACGCTCAGGCTCTGGTGAAGTTAGGGTTATAGATTACATCGAGGACTCACACCGAACACTAGACAGTTATGTTGATGAGTTACGTAACAAGTCATACAACTGGGGAACAGACTACATTCCGCATGATGGTCGTAGCCGTGACTTTAAGTCTGGCAAGTCTACCGAAGAGATACTGCAACAACTAGGTCGAAGCGTTACTGTTCTTGGTCGGGATGATGTCGAAGAAGGCATACGATCAGCACGGCTAATGTTTGGCAGAGTGTACATCGATCATAAGGCGGCAATGCTGCTCAACCAACTCAAACGCTACAGACGCACGCAGAATCAATCAACTGGCACATTCGGTGCGCCCTTACACGATGACAGTTCGCACGGTGCTGATTGCTTTAGATATATAGCGATGGCAGAACCTGACATGACAAACGACACCTGGAATGTAGGGCGGTTGGATTACTCGTACTTAGAAAGAGGAATTATTTAGATGGCAAAAATGACGGATAGTGAAATTCTCACCATCATCACCAATGAGATGAGCAACGCTAACATCACAACTAATACTGCGCCATCGCTTCAAGTACCACTGAGTTATTACCTTGGGCTTCCGCTAGGCACCGAGCAAGAAGGACGCTCCGCTATTGTTTCGACTGACGTGGCTGACTCGATAGAATGGATCATGCCTCAGATTATGCGCTCTTTCACGCAATCAAACGAGGTCGTGGTGTTTGATCCGGCTAATGAAGGTGACGAACTCCAAGCACAGATCGAGTCAGAGTATATCTATGACGTATTGATGAAGCAGAACGATGGCTTCACCTTGCTGCATCAGTTTATTAAAGATAGCCTCATGCAACGTAACGGTATCTTAAAGGTGTACTACGAGGAAGCCGAAGAGGTTAAGACTTACAACTACACCGGCCTAAACGAAGATCAACTTGCTATCATCTTGAACGAGAAGAACGCTGAGATTATTGAGATGTCTCCGGTAGAAGTACCCTCAGATGATCCCCTGCAACCTCCGAGTATGAGCTTTGACGTTAAGATCAAGGTATCTGACAGCATCGGCAAGATTTGCATTGATCCAGTAGCACCCGAAGAGTTCAGGGTCAACTCACAGCACAACAATATTAGCTTGGCTAACGCCCGTTTCACCTGTCACATCATCAACAAGACGCTCTCCGATCTACGCGAGGAAGGCTATCGTGATGAAGATATAGAAGAGTTGGTTAGCTCCGACCTGCTGCGCTCGGCTTACCGTTTCAACATGCAAGGTGAGTCAACGCAAGTACCCAGCACAACCACAGGTGATGAAGCAAATCGACTGATCGAGATTGCTGAGTGCTACATGAAGCTAGACATTGACGGCTCAGGCATCACACAGCTAATGAAGATCACGGTGGCTGGTGTTGATACTCCGACACTGATACTAAGCAAAGAGGCTGTTGATTGTGTGCCTTGGATTGCTACGACAGCGATTCTAATGTCTCACAAGTTCCAGGGGCTATCAATCTTTGACCGCCTCAAGTCTATCCAAGACAACAAGACTGCCATAATAAGAAACATTATGGATAACATGTACTTGCAGAATAATCAGCGCAACGTGGTGCTGGAAGGTCAGGTCAACCTCGATGATTTGTTAGTCTCTAAGCCGGGTGGATTGATTCGTGCTAAACGTCTTGACGCTATCATGCCGCTCGCTACTCCAGCTCTCGGATCGTCAGCCTTTGACATGATGAGATACTTGGACGAAGTACGAGCAGGACGAACAGGTGTATCGGCAGACGGCACAGCAAGTCCTGAAGATATTGGTGATGGCATCGGCTCGCAGGGTGTCGCTCGTATCATGACAGCGAAAGAAGAACTGGTCGGCTTAATCATCCGCGTTATCTGTGAGACTGGTATCAAGCCTTTGTGCGAAAAGATCAGAGACCTAGTGACTGAGCATGTTGATACCATCCAAGACTTTAAGTTTCGTGGTCAATGGGTGAAAGTAAACCCTGCAACATGGCCCACTCGCACTAAAAGCACAGTGAGAGTTGGAACCGGTACAGGCGACACACAAGCCAAGCTAATGGCGATTCAGCAGATACAAATGCTGCAAGAAAAAATCATGGCTATACCTGGTCAGGCCCTGACTAACCCCTCCAAGATATACGCAACGATAGACGACTTCTGCAAGTTCTCAGGTCTTGAGTCAGCTAACAAATATTTCGTTGATCCCAACAGCCCACAAGGACAGCAAGCCTCACAGCAAGCAGGACAGCAACAACAGCAACAACAACAGCAAGCACAGCAAGCTCAGATGGAGCAGATGCGTATGCAAGCTGAACTGGCTAAGAGCGCTACGACTACAGCAGAAGCACAGATGCAGAACGTGACGATGAAGGGTCAAGTCGAGATGGCTAAACATCAGCGTGATATGGAGCAACAAACATTTAAGGCGCAACTGGCTGGACTGACGGCTGAACTGGAGAAAGCCAAGGCCGTTCAAGGCGCTGAAAAAGATATGGAAGAGATGCAGTTTAAGTACGAGCAACTCTATACCCAAGTGGCACTAAAGCTAACCGAGATCGAGGCATCATCTGCGACAGATCAAGACGCTAACTACATCCGTAACGAAGATATGATCGAGCAAGATGACCGAGGCATGTATGACAGTTGAAGAGCAGATTGATTTTGGTGGACGTGCTGAACGGGCTTATCACACCTACTTCAAGGCGTACTTTGAGAACCGTTACGAGGGCTTATATGAAAAGTTTAAGTCTGACGAAGCTGAAGAATTACTGGCTATTAAAGCCGAACTAAGAGCGATCCAAGTGGTTGAACGTGACCTACTGAACGCTATTGATACTGGGCGACTTGCCCGAATACAAACACAGGACACACTATAAATGAGTGAAGAATCTACTACTTCAACGGCTGAACTATCAAGTGATGCTGGAAGCGTAAATGCTGTTGACCAAATATCTGAGCTATTGTTTGGCTCTGAAGAAACCCCTGCCAAAAAGAAACTGACTGAAGAATCTGAGGAGGCTGATACCCAACCAGACGATTCTACCCAAGAAGATGAGGAAGGCGCAGAGGAAGAAGAAGAGGACGCAGATGCGGAATCGGATGAAGAAGTAACTTGGGCTAAAACCTTGGGCGTAGATGAGAAGAGTGTCGTGCTAGATGAAGATGGCAACCTTTCCGGTATCAACGTCAAAGTCGATGGCAAAGTTAATACAGTTGGCGTTAAAGACTTGATCGCTGGCTATCAGTCCAACAAGAGCAATACCAACAAATCAAAGCAACTGGCAGATGATCGCAGGGAATTTGATGAAGTGAAGTATGCAGTAGTGGGCGAATACACCAAGAAGATCGAGACGATAGACGCACTGACTGGACACCTAAAGAAGAACCTACTCGGTGAGTACGCGAATGTCGATTGGAACAAATTGCGTTATGAAAACCCTGGTGAATATGCTGCCGCTGTTCAAGACTTTAATTTTCGTAATCAGGAAATAGAAAGCATCATGAACGCTGTCGCTAATGAGCGTGGGGATATGAATAACCAGATGGGTGCTGAACAACAGGCGCTCAACCAAGAGTATGTAGTAGGCCAAGTAGAAAAAGTGCTGGAGAAGAACCCCTCATGGGCTAACCCTGATGAGTTCAAGAAGGCACTCGGCAAGATGACTGATTTTCTGGGTTCCGCGTATGGATTTAGCCAACAAGAGTTTGCCAATATCCAAGACGCAAGAATCTTAGAGATCGTGAAGGACGCGATGGCGTACAGATCGAGCAAAGAGTCAGCCAAAACCAAGATGGCGGTAAAAGTACCCTCGTACCAAAAGAGTACCGGCAAGTCATCGAAAACAGTAAGCAAACTCCAACAACTGACACAGCAAGCGCATAACGCAAAAGGTTATAGCAAACGTGCAGCGGAGACAGATGCCGTAGCAATGTTGCTCGGTGGATTAAATTAATTTAAGGGTATCGAAATGAGTACAGCAAATTTAGACGCTGCAACACTTAAGGGCGTAGTTCGAGGCGGTTTAATCCGTGAAGATGTCATGAACGCTATTTGGGATATAAGCAAAATCCCATTGCCATTTACTGACGCAGTCGGTTCTGAAACATCTAAAAGCCCATACAAAGAGTGGACTACTGATGCTTTGGCTGCACCTAACCTAACCAACGCGGTTATTGACGGTTCTGATGCGTCAGGTAACAACACTGTATTAGGTTTAAGAGTCGGTAATCATCACCAAATCTCTACTAAAGTGGTTCGCACCTCTTTTAGAGCTGATGAGGTAGACACTATTGGTCGTACTAAAGAATTGTCATACCAAATGATGCGTAGACAGCAAGAGCTAAGACGTGACGTTGAAGCGATTGTACTGACTAACCAAGCCTCATTTGCTGACACAGGTTCTGCGGCTGGTAAGGCTGGTGGTTTACCAACTTGGTTGACTACTAACTTCTCTGCTGGGGCAACTGGCGCTGTTGGTGGTTTTCAGCCTAGTGGTGTAACTGCTTTACGTACTTATGGTACTGCTCGCGCATTGACTGAGACTTTGGTTCGTGACGCGGTTCAGTCTGTTTATACGCAAGGTGGCGATCCAAGCATCATGATGTCAGTACCTGGCACTATTCGTAAGTTCAGTGAGTATTTATTTACTTCATCTGCCAGAGTCGCAACTCTGATGTCTGACCAAGGCAAAGACGCATCTGCTGCAACTGCGTTAGGTTCTGTAAACGTGTTCGTTAATTGTTAGTAGCGGCACATTAAAAATGGAGTGAATTGCTGGAATATCCTTAGAGTCTTTATAACTACAACGTATGTCAGTAATGAATAGCGTGAATGTTTGAAAATATAAAGAATTGGACAATCAGCAGCCAAGCAGCCTTGTGAAAGGTTGAAGGTTCAGAGACTAGGTTAAACGGTCTTTTAATTGAATTGTAACTGATTTCGGTGCATAATAAGCCAAAGTCAATTACATAGATAAAAAGATTATGAAAACCCAAGAGCGCCCCACTAGCAAAGTTTGTACTGTTTGTAATGTTGAAAAAGATGTAAGTGTTTTTTATATACGCAAAGGTTATGTTCAAAAGTATTGCTTAGAATGTAAACGAGCCAAAGGTAGAAAACATTATCAAGATAATACGGAAGCCTACAAAGAAAAAGCAGCAAAGTGGGCAAAAGAGAATATTGATAAGAGAAGGAAAATTGTAAATAACTATGATGCTAAAAACAGAAATGAAATTCGCAAATATCACAGTAATAGGAAAGATATAGTGAATCAAATCAGGCGTGAAAAGTATGCTAATGGAGATGCTGAAAGGATTAGATCAAGTGTAACAGCTTGGTTTCATGCTAATAAGCACCGACCAGAAATTAAAGCAGAACGTGTGAGATTAACCGCTGAAAGACAGCGTAATCTTAAAGCACTAACTCCTGAAAATACTGATATAGAAGCAATAAAAGCTATTTACAAAGAATGTCAGCTAAAGAACATAGCAACTGGCATTAAGCACAACGTAGATCACATTATCCCTATTTCTAAAGGCGGTAAACATTGTGCAAGTAACCTTCAAATACTTACAGCGTTTGAAAACCAAAGCAAAGCTGCAAAATGCTAGATGATATAGTCCGGGCTATATGGAGACATATAGAAACAGTAATTAAAAAAGCTGTGATAACAGTCTGTACAGACTTTGGTACGTTGAAGTTAGTACCTAACCGCTTGCAAATTCCTTACACAGGTACTGCTGGTTCTACTACGGGTGTTTATGCCGCCAATGGCGTATCTGCTGACGTGTTTATCATTGATCCTTCTTACTTGGCCATGACTTACATGAAAGGCTACCGTACTGAAGAATTGGCTAAAACAGGTTTGGCTGAGAATCGTCAAATGAGTGTTGATTGGTCATTGATATGTAATACAGAGAAGAGCCATGCAATCATAGGTGACATCACTATTTCAGCTGCTGTAACTGCATAATCTGACGGCCCATCTTAACCGGTGGGCCATCTTTACGAGGAATTAAGATGGCTGAAGCAAAAGAAGTAAAAGCAAAAACAGTAAAGGTGCGAAATATCTGGGAAGCACCTATCAATTTCGAGACTTGCACGCTAGCACCAGGCGAAGAGGGAACTATCTCACTCGCTGAGGCTGAGGCGCTCGCGGCATACGTTCAAAAGGTCTAGTCATGGATAGCGTCATCAAGAGTGATATGCACTATGACAATCACTCAAATACACTGACACATATCACCACGCAGCCTACCGAGAATCTCATCTTGGCACGAAATGCCGAGATGCGGAATAACCCTGGCATATTGCATGACTTGGGCGCACAGAGTGGCGAGTCATTCGGACGCATGGTAGCAACAATACCGTTCATCATGTTTGAGAAAGCAATTCGCGCTGGCTTTGATCTGAACTGCCCAGACAGCAAGATTGCCGGCAAAGAGATGCACCGATTCCTGCAATCATCTGATGGCAAACTATGTCTAGTACAGGGTAAAAGCTGATGGCTAAGTTCTTAGACTTTGCACGGAATGTCTATGCAGGAAATAAGAACCCTGACGGTGGACGTTTAGGGCTTAAAGGACTAGGCAAGACGACGATAGTCACGCCACAACTCATTGGGCTAACACTCGCACAAGCTACCAATGCCCTGCAATCGGCTGGTTTAGTTAAAGGTACAGTAACACTGACAACTGGCCCAGTGACAGCGCAAAGCACAGCAGTTTATATCAATGTCAATCGTGGCACTGTCATCAACATTACTTTAACGTCTTAAGGAACAAACATGGCTACTTATACAAAATACACGGCAGCGGTTGAGCCATTAGTCGAGGGTGGTAACGCTGGTACAGATACTTGGAAAGTAGCGTTAGCATTAACAGTTAATATTGCAGATACCACATTTACAGCAGGCACAACTGATCTTGTGACAGGTGCAGGCTATACGCAAGGTGGTAACACTTGTGCCACTACATCATCTTCACAAACGGCAGGCACTTATAAACTCGTTTTGGCTAATCCAGCAACTTGGACGGCATCGGGCGCAGGATTTACTTTCCGTTATGCAATTCTTTATGATTACACAACTGGTGTGCCTTTTGGATACTGGGATTACGGCTCGTCAGTTGTAATGTCTGGTGCTAACGCTGATACGTTTACAGTCAATTTGGATGCTGTTAATGGCGTGTTCTCGGTAGCTTAAGATGGCACTCGTATTCGCTGACTTAGTACAAGAAACAACCAGCACAACTGGTACGGGTACTTTAACATGTACGGGTGCTGTTGCGGGCTTTCAAACCTTTGCAGCCATTGGTAACGCTAACACCACTTATTACAAGATCAAGAGCGGTAATGATTCCGAAGTCGGTCTAGGTACTTACACAGCCGCTGGTACTACGTTAAGCCGTGACACAGTGCTTTATTCCAGCGCTGGTGGCACAACCAAGATTACAGTTGCAGCAGGGGCTACGGTTATATGTACTTACCCTGCGGGAAAAGTTGTTATCAGAGATGCTTCTGGTAATGCTCAAGGCTTAGGCAACATTCCTGTCGCCAATCTTAACTCGGGTACATCAGCATCATCTTCTACTTTCTGGCGTGGTGATGCAACGTGGGCTACCCCTGCTGGTGGCGGTGGTAGTCCAACCCTAACGATTAGCAACAAAACTGCTGCTTATACAGTAATTGCTGGTGATAACGGCACGATTCTAAACTGGACATCAGGTACATTTACAGCAACCTTAACTGCGGCTGCAACTCTCGGAGCTGGGTTCAATGTTTGGATATGGAACACAGGCACAGGTGTTGTCACTATAGATACCAACTTAACAGAAACTATAGACGGTATTGATCCGGTTCTTCTATTGAAATTAACGCAAGGCAGTGGTATTCGGCTTGTTTGTAACGGCACAGGTTGGTATACAACTGATGTTAGGATGTCAGGCTCACAAGCAGTTGGGGTGGGAGCGGTTCAGCTCGGACGTAATTTGTCAGGAGCTAATGCGGTTGCTACTGCAAATGGAGCGGTGTCATTAGGCGGTTCATATGCTTCCGGTAATGATAGTTTTGCTGCTGCAATTACTGATAATACATCTGGCTATGGAGCGCAAGCAAGTAATGCTATAGCTATAGGTTATAAAGCAATGGCATCGAACAGCAGCTCTGTTGCTTTAAGCAGTGGCTCTGGTAGCGAAAACGCACAAGCTACTGGGGTAGCGTCAGTTATGATCGGACAAGGCAAGTCTACAGCTCCAAACAGTTTTGCCTTTGGATCGCAAGTTTTTGCAGCGACTAATAACAAAACCGCCCTAAGTGGATTGCGTTTCACTGGTACAGCCAGCGCTGAAGGGCAGTTAGGACTGGTGCCAATTAAAGCCATCACCACTGATGCAACACCAATCCAACTATCAACGGCAGTGGGAATTACTGCTGTCCGATTACCTACTATATACCCAAATAGTGCTGTATATTTCAAAGGCACAGTAGTTGCTAGACAAAAAGCTGCTAATGGTACGGCTTCCGCAGCGTGGGTAATTGAGGGTTTAATTAGACAAGAAGGAACAGTTGCATCAACAACAATGGTAACGTCAACTGTAACTGTTATATCCAATGTACCAGCGTGGACAATAGCAGTATCCGCAGACACCACCTACGGTGCGATTAATGTAACTTTCACAGGTGCAGCAGCAACCAACATTCGAGTTCTATGCCAGCTTGAAATGACAGAACTGGCTAACTACGCATAAGGAATAATAATGGCAATTCAACTAGATTTAGAAACTTCAAACTTCGGTATTCCTTTTACTGGAGCCTATTTCAGGATAGTGAGTGCAACCGTATCAAGACAGCGTAGCAAAATATTTGTTGTACGTATTGATGCTATTGGTTATGCAACTGTACCAAATGACGAAACAAAGGATGTGGAGCATAGGAATTATTTTGCACCGATTGAAGAAATTGAAGCCCAAGAAGCAACCATTTTTCTAGCCAAGTGCTATCAATGGGTAATGTCACAAGAAGATATGCTCGGCTCACAAGCAGTATAGCCTGATGTTTGGGTTTTCTGCCTTTGCTGAAGTACCGTTTGCTGATATACCAGCAACAACGCCAAGTGGTATTAATTACTCGCTATCGTGTGCTACTGGTGCTTATGCTGTTACAGGAAAAGCCAGTACATTCTCATTAAGCCATCAATTAAGCGCTTCGGCTGGCTCTTACGCATTAACAGGCAATGCAGCCGCATTATCGGTAGCCCACAAATTAAGCTGCTCACCGTCAAGCTACACGATAACGGGTAAAAATGCAGGCTTTGTTTACTCAAAAAATCTTAATGCGACTGCTGGCAACTATACCGTATCAGGCAAGCCAGCAGCTTTTGTTTATGCACATAAACTTATTTGTACTACTGGCTCTTATGCAGTTACAGGCAATGCCGCTAGTTTTAGTTATGTTCATGGTAATGTTAATTACTCGTTAGCTTGCTCTGCTGGAAGTTATGCAGTTACAGGTAAGGCTGCTAGTTTTAGTTATGTTCATGGTAATGTTAATTATGATTTAAGTTGCAAGACAGGCACTTATACCGTTACTGGTTTTGATTCAAATATTCAGTATTTTAAAGGTATTTGGGCAATTACTCCTAAAAGCGCCAGAACTTGGGATTTAAAGTCCTTGCCTACTACTAACTGGGATTTGCCACTACAACAAGTTAGATGGGTCAATGATTTTTCACAAGTAAATGCCTGGTTAAATGATAGTGGATTTTTTGTCTCATGGGGTACACCCACGCAATCTCAGCAAACAACGTGGCAACAAATAAATAATAACCAGTAGGATACTTATATGGCAGTCCCCAATATATTTGCAACAAAAACAGGAGCTATTCCGTTATCAGAACTGGATGAAAACTTTGCATTTGTTCCAGCATCGCCTACATTCACTGGCACAGTCAACACCGCTAACCTAGCCTACACTGGCACACTCACAGGTGGCACAGACGTAGTTGCGATAGGTACTAACCAGATATATAAAGATGCCGCTGGCAACGTGGGGATTGGAACTGTTAGTCCTGTAACTTCACTGACTGTACAAGCAGGGTCTGGTAATGGCATTAAAGTATATGACGCATCTACAGGTAGTTCAACGTGGCCTTGCATAGAATCTATTGGTAGTAGAGGTGATGCCAACGCTACATTTGGTGGTAGATTTGGTGCTGGATATAGACGTAACGATGGAACAGCAATCACTACTGGGGTAGGTTTAGGAACATACTCATTTGGCGGTCAATGGGGAACAGGAACTACTTATAACCAAACTAATTTTCTTTATTCTGCGTCTATTACTGGGGAATCAGAGGGGTCATTTACTTCTGCAACTGCAATGCCAACTGCTTTGGTTTTTAGAACCGGAAGCACTGGTGCATCATTACAGGGAATAAATGTAGTATACGGCACAGAGCGCATGAGGATTGATGCCGCTGGTAACGTGACTCTACAAGAGAACATCTCGGTAGGCGGTGCAGCACCAACAACATCAGGCACTGGAATAACATTCCCAGCTACTCAAGCGGCAAGTACAGATGCCAATACGCTAGATGACTATGAAGAAGGTACTTGGACTCCTGTATTAACGTCAGGGTTTACCACAACGGGTACGGTAACAATGGCAGGAACTTATACAAAAATAGGGCGGTCCGTGACAATTTCTTGGCTTATTCAATCCACAACCAATACAGTAGCCAATGGCGCTGTGATGTCGGGGTTGCCATTTGCTAATTCAAGTTATGCAGTAGGTTTGTCAACAAATGTTGGTGGAACCCTTACAGCTATGTCGGCAACAGTATCAGGAGCCACCATGGTTTTTGGGGGAGTCAGCATACAAACGCCCAATTTGATCGGCAGTGCCACATATATCACCGCAGCATAATTAGGAACAACAATGGCAATTATAGAACAAAAAGTATTATCACAAGTCAACGCACTGCCTGACCTTCAAGTTTTTAACGTGCAGTGGACTAACCAAATTATAAAAGACGGTGAGATTATTGCTTCAACCTACGAACGTAAATGCTACGCAATAGAGCAAAAAGACGAGTTCCTTGTAGAAGTAACAGGGGCTGTTGATTATGCAAAAGCTATTGGGTGGGCGTAATGCAATATGCAGAAATTGTAGATTTAGCTTTAGGTTACGCTGATAGACAAGACTCAGAGGTGACAAGTCGAGTTGATTTATTTATTAAAGTCACAGAGTCTCGTATTAACCGCACATTGATGACGTTAGACATGTCAAGTCGAGCCAATACGGTGATGGACTCAACACAAGAGTTCTATACCCTACCCACTAACTACTCGGTGATGCGAGCTATTAAAGTCATTGATAATACTAACTCAGCAAGTCGTGTTACCTTGCTACAAGTTAACCCAGAGCAGATGGCTAACCTAGTCAATAACGGTGAGACACAGTTTCCATGCTACACAGTCATATCAGGTGCTATTCAAGTACAACCGTTTTATGACAACACGCATAGTCTTGAAATTGACTATTTCCAGACACTACCACCTTTGTCATCATCTATCACAACTAACTGGCTATCAGACTCCAATCCAGATGTTTATGTTTTTGGGTTACTTGTTGAGATAAATTCATTTATAAAAGATGGCGAAGCTACTTCCCTTTGGGATGGACGGTTTCAGCAAGCCATGTCAGAGATAACACTAAACGATGCTAAGTCCACTTGGTCAGGCACTTCACTCACTACTTTTCCGGGGTAACTTATGGGCTTAGAAACTGGCACTACCATAGCAAGTTTTATTTCATCAAATCCAACTTCATCTGATCCAGTCAATGAGGGAGATAATCATTTACGACTGATTAAATCGGTACTAAAAGCACAGTTCCCTGGTGCTGGTGGGCTAGGCTATGCAACAGCAATAACAGCTACTGAGGCTGAGTTAAATGCCTTGCATGGACTCACAAACTATTACTTCCCATCTGGCACAAGGATGCCGTTTGCACAAGCAGCAGCTCCAACAGGCTGGACTCAGGATACAACCGACAAAGCTACTAACCGTATGCTCAGGGTGGTTAATACTGCTGGTAATGGTGTTGGTGGTACTGATTCACCCATTTTGAACAACAAAACAATGGTTGCTCATACGCATGCTTTTACTGGAAATGCTCTTACCGCTCATACACATACAGATTCTGGACATGCACATACGGTAGCATATTATACCGAGCTAGGTGGTGGTGGTTCTGGTAAGAATACAGGCTTAGGCGCTTCATCATATTCAACTAGCACAAGCTCCGCAAATATATCATCAAACTCGGCTGGCACTCCGACGGGTTCAATATCTTCAACTGCCGCTGTCAGTTGGACGCCTAAATACATTGACATGATTATTTGTTCTAAAAACTGATGGAAATTAAAACAGTTTTAACATGCCCTTTGGGATCGGTTTGCACTGAGATCAAAGATGGCGCTATCCATAGATGTCAGTGGTACACAAAACTGGCTGGTACTAACCCTAACACCGGTGAAGTAATGGACGAGCAGGGTTGTGCAATAGCATGGTTACCAATGCTGATGATCGAGAACTCTATGCAACAAAGAAGCACCAGTGCAGCAGTGGAGTCTTTTAGAAACGAAATGACTAACGCCAATCAGTCCAGTCAATTACTACTAGCAAAAATGCAGGGGGTTATATGACAGTTTTAAAGCTCAATAGTCTGGGCGTTCAGAATATAAACTTTGATTTAGAACCCTGTGATTTACCGGCTAATACCTTCACCTATGGCACTAACTATAAGTTATTAAATGGTAAGATCAAAGCCTCTAACATGTCTTATACGTTAGCAACTCCCAGTGTCAACTTTAAGGCTGGACTTATACTGCCTGTACTGGGCGATTCTGGTAACTTCTATCTGCTTATTGGACAGCAAGCAGCTTGGGTTTTTAACGGATCAGCTTGGTATAATATTTCACAAGTAGGTGCTTACACTGGCATTAGTGCAGGCGGTGAACTACGGTGGACAGGGTGTTTGTTGGGTAACATACCTGTTGTTAATAATATACAAGATTACCCTGCTTACTGGTCGCCACAGCAAGTAGCGCAAAAACTTCAATCACTCAATTTTAAAGTTGGTCAAACATGGCAAGCAAAAGGGCTTAGCGCAAAGGTTATTCGCTCCCACAAGAACTTCTTATTTGCCTTGAACCTCTCCCTATCAGGTGTTGCACAACCAACAAGTTACCGATGGTCACACCCAGCTGATATTAACGGTTTGCCGTTTACCTGGGATGAAACAGACTTAAGCGCTATAGCTGGTATTGCTTCAGTCGGTGGTGATATGGGCGATCTAGTGGACGGCATGACTCTGCGAGATAACTTCATGCTGTACTCACAGCGAGGCATTAGTGTCTTATCTTTTGTAGGTGGCGATCTTATCTGGGCTAGGACTGTCTTAACAACCAGTTATGGGTTAATAGCCAAAAACTGCGTGGTTGAAAGCAAGGGGTATCATTACTTTTTGTCAGATGGTGATATTTTAAAGACAGATGGTAACTCAATAGTTTCAGTGCTGCATAACCAGATGCAGACTCAGTTGGTTAATAATATTGACCCGACTTATTACATGAACTCGTTTGCCTTTTCCAATCCTATTACAGAAGAGATTTGGTTTTGTATTCCACAGGTTAATCATACGCTGCCTAACATAGCGTTTGTTATTAATACCCAAGACGATCTTGTGTCTATGCGCAGTATTCCAGACACTACAACCGGCATAAACTTTGGCCCTAACTTACAGACTCCAATTCTCTGGAGTAATGTTTTAGGCTATTGGGAGCAGAACGCAAAGAACTGGACGTATGACCCAACATCTATCTTCTCGCGCACCATCGTAGCAACAAATAATGTCAATAGCGCCATTATCTCTTTAGAGCTTGATGATGCTACTACCACCCAAAATACTATTTTAGAGCGCTCAAGTTTTCCGTTAGAAGGGCAAGAGGTGGTAACGACTACCCAGAGCGTATTTCCGCACATTATTTCACAAGAACCGGTACTGATTCAGCTTGGCTCTCAGCAGTTTGTAGCTGGCCCAATAGCTTGGAAAGCACCGGTTTTTTTTGACCCCAATACCATGCGTAAGGTGGATATAAGGACAACAGGCAAGCTGCTCTCATGGCGCATTTATTCAACAGGTACGCTGCCTTTCACCTTAACAGGACTAGACATCCAGTATGTCGTGAATGGGCTTAGATAATGGAACAACCTCCAGCTAACACTGATACTCAACTGACTGAATACCTGTTTAGACAGCTATCAGCACTTGAAAACAAGTCGCTGCAACTGGGTAACTTGCCTATGCTAACCGCACTACCAACAAAACCTGTTGTGGGTAAAATCTATTACTTCAAGAATGTCATATCCCCAACCATTACTGTTGAGGGTGCGTGGGTGTACAAATCAACTGGCGTATGGACGTTACTAGGATGA